ACTATGATCGCGGGATGGATGATGCGTTTCCAGACTGGAAATCGTGGCATTTCACAACGTATGATAACGAGATGATTTCCCGCGATGAGCTGGAAGAAGCCAAACAGTCCATGAGTACGTTTGCTTTCGCGCAAGAGTTCATGGCGTCCTTCGATACGATGGGGCAGAACGTATTCAAGGAGGAGTGGATCGAGCACGGGGAAGAACCAAAAAATGGCGACTACTACATCACCATAGACCTTGCGGGGTTTGAGGCAGTTGCCGATGCCCAAAAGAAAAAGCATCTGGATAACTGCGCCATTTGCGTGACCAAGGTGACGGATGATGGGAAATGGTTCGTCAAGAAGATTGAGTATGGGCGATGGGATATTAGAGAGACAGCAGTAAGAATCCTGATGAACATCAGAAATTACAAACCTGTTCAGATAGGAATTGAAAAAGGGTCGTTGATGCGTGCGGTAATGCCTTACCTTACCGACCTGATGAGGAAAAACAACATCTATGCTCATGTAGAACCTGTGTCTATCGGAGCAAACTCAAAAGTGAATCGGATTACCTATGCTTTGCAGGGGATGTTCGAGCATGGCAGGATCGTTCTCAACAAAAAAGAAAATTGGGATCAGTTCAAAAAGGAACTGTTCAACTTTCCATCAAAGAAATCCCATGATGATTTGATCGACGGGTTGGCGCTCCTATCCCTCTTGGCTACAACATCCTATGCCAAGCAACAGGATGACGAGGAATGGGAGCCACTGGACGCAATCTCAGGGATTTGACATTTGGCAGTTTTGTCGCTACCCTTCCAAAGTAAGCACTCACCTACGGCGGAACTATGGACGCAGCGCAAGAAGAAATCATTGTAGACCCAAATAAAGAGGCTACGCCAAAATTCTACGAGCCTACCGAGAATGACAAGGAACTTGTCCGTTTCGTCGTTGAGCATACGGATAGGTGGCGGGAACATCGGGACGAGAACTATCTGGAGAAGTGGAACCGGTATGAGCGCATTTTCCGTGGGGTATGGGCGGAAGAAGACAAACAGCGCCAGTCCGAGCGGTCAAAAATCATTTCTCCGGCAACACAACAAGCAGTTGAAACCCGCCATGCCGAAGTCATGGAGGCCATTTTTGGCCAGGGTGAGTATTTTGACATCAAAGATGATTTAAATGACCAAAATGGGTCAGTAGATATAGAAAAAATAAAAAATCAGCTTTATGAGGACTTCGCACAGGACAAGATAAGAAAATCCATCGACCAGATTGAACTGCTGGCTGAGATTTACGGGACAGGGATAGGCGAAATTATCGTCGGGCAGGAAAAACAGTACAAGCCAATGACTGTTCCTATCGACCAACAACAATCTGCCTATGGGGTCGGGGAAAAAGACCGCGTAACGGTCAAATTAGACCCTATTAACCCAAAGAATTTCATTTTTGACCCAAACGGAACGACTATTGACGACTGTATGGGCGTCGCGGTAGAGAAATACGTCTCACTACATAAAATTGTCCAAGGCATTTCTGATGGGCGCTACCTGAACATAGATATTGGGACAATGTATGACGGGGATAAGCTGGAGCCCACTCAGGAAGACAGGCAATATCAGGATGACAAGATTACCATCCTGCGTTACTACGGACTAGTCCCTAAAGAATACCTGCTTGGCGCGGATGACCCCTCAATCGAAAGTGAAGACACCGAAGATTATCAGGACATGGTTGAGGCTATTGTCATTCTAGCCAATGGGAAACTTCTGAAAGCACAAGAAAATCCTTACATGATGCACGACCGGCCAATCATCTGCTATCAGGATGACACTGTTCCTAATAGGCTGCTTGGCCGTGGGACAGTTGAAAAAGCATTCAACATGCAGGTTTCGATTGACAGTTCAATCCGCTCCCACATGGATTCCCTTGCTTTGACTGTCGCTCCGATGGTTGGGTTGGACGCTACAAGACTGCCTAGAGGGGCTAAATTCGAGGTAAAGCCCGGTAAAGCCTTTATGACTAATGGCGTTCCAAGCGAAATCATTTATCCATTCAATTTCGGGACAAATGACGGCGCGGCGATGAATACGTCAAAAGAATTCGAGCGCATGCTGCTGATGGCGACCGGAACCATAGATTCTAATGGGCAGGTTACGCAGATGTCCCGCGATGGCAACATGGACATGGCAACCGCCACCATGATCAAGAAATACAAGCGGACGTTAGTGAATTTTCAGGAAGATTTTCTAATCCCATTCATCTACAAGGCCGCTTGGCGATTCATGCAGTTTGACCCTGAACGGTATCCGGCGGTCGACGTGAAATTCATCCCGACAGCCACTTTGGGGATTATCGCAAGGGAATATGAGCAGAAGCAGATCGCTTTCCTGATACAAACCTTGGGCGCTGATAGCCCGATGGCTCCGATACTCATGCAGGGGATTATCAAGAACTCATCGCTTTCCAACCGCGAGGAGATGTTGCAATCAGTACAAAAACTATCTCAACCTGATCCGAACCAGCAAGCGCAACAGATACAGCAGGGGCAGCTACAGGCACAGCTGGTTCAAGCGCAGATCAATGAGACTAATGCTAAAGCTCAGGATTCGATGGCCTCAGCGCATAAAACACAGCAAGATGCAATACTCGCACCGACACTTGCCAAGGCAAAACTGATTGCTGCGCTTTCAACGAACTTGAGCAATGGGCAAGAGGAGCAGGACTTTGAGCGCAGGACAAGAATTGCGGAATTGATGCTTAAAGAAAAAGAAGTTAATGTCAAGGAAGCGGATTCGCAAGCCAATAAGCAGATTGTCGCCATGCAAATGCAGGATAAAGCGGCAAAAGAGAGTAAAGATCAGGCGTATTTAGATAAAATAGGGTCGTTAGTTAATTAAATGCTGCAAAAAATTGTTGCCCTGCTTAAACCTGATGTTAGTTTAGAAGCTAAAGTCACTGGTGTCTCGATTTATATTGGCAAGATATTGGAAGGATGGAACAAACGTCTTGATCTTCTTGAAACAAAAATTCTTATCCCCGCAAAAACAGGCGAAACAGGAGCTAAAGGCGCGAAGGGGGATAAAGGGGATAAAGGGGACAAGGGGGATATTGGTGATAGAGGCCTTGATGGTAAAATGGGGCCTGAAGGAAAAGCAGGGAAGCAGGGCATCGCAGGGAAAGATGGTGAATCTATCGTCGACGCAAAAATTGCAGCAGATGACCACTTGGTCTTTAAATTGTCTAACGGGCATGAAATAGACGCAGGAGAACTTCCCTCCAGTGGAAGCGGAGCGCAGATTTACCAGACTCATTCAGTGAACCAGATTACCGTTTCAGCAGTCCCACCGCCAAACCCTTCGATCAACGATTTATGGTTTGACATTAGCTAGACAAACATTTTTAAGGAGTAACGCTCATGGCAGCAGGCGCATTTGTTTTTAGTGATAAAGCAAAGCTGAATTTCAATTCAGCAACCAACCTTCTCAATCCGGCCAACACATACAAGTTAGCCCTTGTCAGCTCGGCATGGACGCCCTCACCGTCTACCGATGAGGTGTGGGCGGATGTCTCAGCCAATGAGATAGCCAACGGAAACGGATATACCACTGGGGGCGGAACATTAACTTCTGTCGCTTTGACGCAGACTGCTGGCGTCGTTAAATTTACATCTGCCGCCTTCGTATGGACGGCTTCTGGATCGGGTATTCCTGCATGGCGGAGAGGGGTTGTCTATGCCTCTGGAACGCTTAATGGGAAGGTCAATCCTATTGTGGGATATTTCCTAGGCGATTCAACCCCTGCTGATATTCCGCTGACGACATCAGGAAATACCCTGACGGTTACGCCTAATGCATCCGGCATCTTGAGTGCAACTTGATCATGACACTTAAAGACGAAATACTCTCCCGCCCCGACTGCGCAGAAGCCCTGGCCATCCGCGATTGCGGTGCTCTGGCGGCTATCTTGTCCGTCGGCCGCACCAAGACCGTCGAAAAGCTTATCGGCTACGGTACGGTATTGGAAGCCCTTGGTGCTGAAAACGGTGCGGCTTTCCTTGATGGCCTGACCGCTGTATCCGCTTCCAGTAGCCCGGTCAAATGGGCGCTGAAACTTCTTGACCGGGGAGAGTTGAATATCGGGGCAGCGGCTACGCAATCACAACTGGATGCCCTCGCTACCGCTGGTGTCATGCCACAAGCTGTTGCGGACGCACTCAAGAATCTTGCGATTGTGCCTGACCCCTACAGTATTCAAGATGTCATTTTAGCGATGGAGTGGTGACATGGCTGGATTCATACCAATTTATGCAGCATCGACTGCCGTATTCGGAACCAACGACCTTGATAGCTTGGCTTCAAGTTCTACGCTTTTAGCGGGGCGAGAATCGGATGTCATCACGAATACCTCAAACGATGTCTTGTTGACCGGAAGATTCAAGGCAAACAACACCGCGCCTACTGCTGGGCAAATTTCAGTCTTTGTCGGGGCGCTGGTCAATGATTCCCCTTCTTACCCCGATGTTTTCGACGGCACGAGCAGCGCGGAAACCGTAACCAGTGCGGACATTCGCAACGCTATTCTGCGACCGGCGGCGACCATCACTACGGACACGACCGCTAACCGGATTTACGAATTCGCGCCTGTCAACATTTCTGCCTTATTCGGTGGGGCCATGCCTAACAAGTATTTCGTGTTTGTCACACACAGCATGGTGCAAGCCCTGAATACAACCGCTGGCGCAGGCGGTCAGTGCTGGATACAAGGCATCACCTATCCCGCTTAACGAGGAGATTTTGCAGTGATCAACCGCAAAATCCCATGGACTAGCCAGCCGCAGTATCCGGTTCAGATTGACTGGAGTAATCCGCTAACCAAAGGGTTACGTGCTGCCGTCAATGGTACGTTGGCATTTGATTACGTCACCAATAAATTCCTGACGGTAGGATCGGCAGGCGTAAGCAATACGCCGACGCCTTTGGGGATGGCGCACACGATAACAACTGCTAACGCAAACAGCTACATTGAGTTGCCCTTCGAGTTGTCGGGCGCGGTGACAGTCGTGGCTATTTTGTCTCGAGATGCCTCAGTAACGGCGGCAAACGACGCGAGAAAAATTGCAAGCATTGCTACGAATAAGCCTGCTGGGGAGTCAACTTTCTGGACTTTTAACGCTGGCAATGGTTTTGGTGCGGCAGGCGACTTTGATAAGCCTCGATTTTCAACTAATGCCGCTGGCATCGGCACGATTTACCTTAACGGGGTAGCGCTCAGCGGGAATAATCCAGCAACCACCGCTCTCGTTAATGGTCAATTTTATGTAGCTGCTGCTACCGTAGCAAGCGGCGCAAGTTCGAGCGGGGCGGGCGTCACCCGCTTGATGGGCGGCTACGCCGCAGCGCAATCTATCGTTGGCCGCATGCCCCTGGCCTTGCTGTTCAATGTCGGGAAAACCGCAGACGAAATAAAACGCATCTCTGATAACCCCTGGCAGATATTCAAAGCCCCGTCAAGGAAGTTGTGGGTATCAGCAGGTGGTGGAACAGATACCCCCGTCAATCCCGCAGTCGGCTCGATAGCAATCACCGGCTACGCGCCAGCAGTCGCACAAACAGCAAACCAGTCG